TTAGAAAATACGGATGAATTTTATGTGACTGGGAAATTTATAGAATTATGATTACTCCATTAGGTGATATAAATCGTTTATTAAAACAAATGCATGAACCCGATGAATATCATTTGGTTTCATATGATATGTTACATCCTGCATATTGGGTTTGGATATTACATAATTCAGTTATAAATGATTTACCTACCCATTTACGAAAAAATGTAAAAGAACATGCACGTTTTAATATATTTGTGAATGGACAATTTATTGGTCCAAATGATTATATTATTGAGCAATTTGGTAAACATATTTTAGTAAAATTTAAAAGACGTAATTTTCAATATCAATTAGATGTAACTGATAGTATTAAAATAGAGGGTGATTTTACTTTAACGGAAACTACCGAAGTTTTAGAAAATTTATCAACACCATCTGCATTGAGATATTTGAATAACGAAGATGATACTTTGATGTCACAAGAAAATGGAGATAGATTATTTTTATTATAATGAGATTAAAACCTAACATATCGAAAATGCCGTATGATAATAGGGGTAGATTACGAAATTTAATCAACGGAGTAATACAGGATGTTACATTATACCCTCATACACCAGACCAAATTATAATATTGGATAAATTAATAACATTAGTTTTGTGGAATAAGAAATTTTTAGAAGAAGAAATGAAAATTAGCATTCCAAAAGATTATACTGATGTATATTTACAAGGTATTAAACAAAGTAGTAATATTTATGATATAGGTGTGAATGGTGATAATATAATCATTACATTCGGTGAAACATTAGGTTACAATCAAAATGAGTTTCAAACAACTGATTTTTTAATTAAAGGAAAGATAGTGAGTATTTAAGATATGGCTACACTTATTCAAAGTAAACAAATAGAAGGTGTTGTTACCGCCTCGGTAGTAGATGGTCAATTTACCATTTCCGGGTCACAAGTAATAACTGGTTCACTATATGTGGATGGTGATATTACTGCATCCGGTGTAATTGAAGGTGCTCAATTTGTTGGTGATGGTAGTCGATTGACAGGTGTAGTTGCAGAAGGAACTGGTCTTAACTTTGTAAGTGGTTCGATAGATGCAGTTGTAACACAAGTAGAAATATCAGGTTCCGGTGCACCGATTACAATAGTAAACTCAAATACTGCATCAATTAATATTAAATCTCCATATGAAGTTGGTGGTTTATTTAGAATATATGATAATTACGCAACTTTAACATCATCATCAGTTAGTTATTTTACCGATGGACAGATTGTTTATATAAAAGATACAAATACACTTTATCAAGCAGATATTACATACGCTGATTTTGTAAACACATTTACTGATAGTATAATTTGGAATGTATATACCTTTGCAATTGGTGATTCTTCGGTAAATGCAGGAAGCGGACTTTCAAAATCAGTATCAGGTGGTATTACAACTATATCTCTCAATACTGGTTCCGCACATTTTACAACTGCGGTAGAATACATTATATCTTCTGGTTCATATATGATTGATGCCGGAACGATTTAACTAATCCCAAATATTTTTATATTTATACATAAATCGACACTAGATAGTGTTTTATCATTAGGCATATGTCCTTAAAACTCAACAAAAGGTTATAGAATTAACAAAAAACTAAAAAAGGAAAACTTAAATGGCACAAATAATCAAACATAGACGTGGTTCGCTGGAATCCGTTGCAAGTGCTACTAAAAGAGCCGGTGAATTGTTAGTTGTAACGGGTTCGGCAGGAATTACGGCAACTAATGGTAACTCTATCTTATTCGTAGGTATTGATGGTTCGACAGTAACACCAGCAAACAAAATATTACAAGGTACAACAAATCCAGATTTATCTGGTGCTTCATATGATACATCGGTAGATGGTATTCCATTTTATAATACATCTACTGAAAAATTATACATCTTAAATAAAGGTGGAAACGTTGAAATTAAAGCAACTGCAAACACAGATGGTACGGGAATAGTTTCGGGTTCTTCTCAAATTACTCCATTATTACCAACTGGGACAGTTAGTGGTTCATCACAAGTAACAATTTCATCTACAACTGGATATAGTGATTTTAGTTCATCATTAAATAGCAGATTAGTAACCTCATCTACAAATATAACTGAATTATATGCATCTGCATCTAACCACGAAGGTAGAATTGATACAATCGAAGCTTCATTAGGTGGTGGTGGTTCTATTGGTGCCAGAGTAACTTCATTAGAAACATTTAGTGGCTCTCAAGAAACAAAAGATTCTACATTAGCAACTTATACAGCATCGGTAGATACTAAATTTAGTACAATTGGCTCATATACAAGTTCGATAGATACTAAATTTTCAACATTAGCAACTTATACTGGTTCAATAAATTCAGATTTAACTGCAACACACGCATTTACGTCATCTCAAAACACTAAAAATTCAACATTAGCAACTTATACAGGTTCAGTAAATTCTCAATTAACTGAATTGTATTCAACTGCATCTAATCATGAATTAAGAACTGATAGATTAGAGGCATCTCAATCTGCATTTGAAACTGCAATTGAATTGAATGGTCAAGATGTAACAATTAATGGTAATTTGACTGTAGCAGGAACACAAACTATTGTTGATTCAACTACAATTCAATTAGGTGATAATATTATCGAATTGAATGGAACTGGTGCAACAAATGGTGGTTTATTGGTTAAGGATGCAACTAGTCCTAATACTGCAACTGGTTCTTTATTATGGGATTCGACTAATGATTATTGGAAAGCCGGAGTAAGTGGTTCGGAATCAAAATTATTATTGGCAGGTAGTGATGGTGTGATTAGTGGTTCATCACAAGTAACAATTTCATCTACAACTGGATATACTTCATTTAGTTCATCATTAACAGCTAAAGATACTGAATTATTCGGAACAGCATCAGACCACGAAACTAGAATTGATGCAGTTGAAGCATCTATTGGTGGCGGGGGTTCATTAGGAACACGTGTAACCAATTTAGAAACATTTAGTGGTTCTCAAGAAACAAAAGATTCTACATTAGCATCTTATACTGGTTCGTTAAATACTAAATTTAACACAATCGGTTCATATACTTCTTCAATTGATAGTAAATTCTCAACATTAGCAACTTATACTGGTTCAATTGATACAACTATTAAAACCAAATTAAATGTTGAAGGTGTTGTTAGCGGTTCATCACAAGTATCATACACAGGTTTATCAAATATCCCTGCAGGTATTGTTAGTGGTTCATCACAATTGAATTCAACTACAATTAGTGGTTTAAGAATAACAACTGGTGAATTAAGTGGTTCATTTAGTGGTTCATTTGTAGGAGATGGTTCGTTATTAACTGGTATTGCTAGTACTCTTGCATTTAGTGGTTCGACTGGTAATGATACTATCAACTTAAAGACAGAATCATTATTAATAACTGGTTCAACTGGTGTTAGTACTGCAGTAACAAATAATACAATTACAATTAGTGGTGTAGATGCTTCAACAACTGCAAAAGGTGTTGCTTCATTCTCATCTACTAACTTTGCAGTAACATCTGGTAATGTAACAATCAAATCAGGTGGTGTAACCGCAGCTAGTTTAGCAGCAGGTGTTGCTGGTACGGGTATTTCATTAAATGGTGTTGATAATTCAATCGAAGTTGATTATGGTTCAACTGCAGGAACTGCGGTAGAAGGTAATACTTCATTGACAGTTCAAGGAACATCAAATGAAATTTCAGTAAGTGGTGGTTCAGTAACATTAGGTGCAGGTGGGACAGTTACAATCGGATTACCTGATTCAGTAACAATCGCAACAGCATCTATCCAAAACAACTTATCAGTTGGTGGTAATGTTAGTGTAACTGGTAACTTATACGTTCAAGGTACAACAACTACTATTGATTCTACAACTGTCCAAATCGGTGATAATATTATCGAATTGAATGGAACTGGTGCAGCAAATGGTGGTTTGGTAGTTAGAGATGTAACTGGTGGTGCTACAACTTCTGGTTCATTACTTTGGGATACTACAAATGATTATTGGAAAGGTGGAGCATTAGGAAGTGAAAAACAATTCGCTAGATTAAATGCAACTCCAACTTCTGGTTCAGTTCAAGTAATCGGTGCAAGTGGTCTATTAGTAGATTCACATATTACTGATGCTGGTTCTAACGTTACTATTACATCTGATTTAGTAATTAATGGTTTAACTGCAAATGCATTTGTAGTATCGAACGGAAGTAAAAAATTAATTTCGGTTGCACCTTCAAATGCAGGTGATTTGATTCAATGGAATGGTTCTTCATTCGTTGCTTCAAACGAAATTGATGGTGGAACGTTCTAACCAATCTAAATAAAAAAATAAGAATCCCTCACATTAGTGGGGGATTTTTTTTTAACTTTTGGTTTTACAATACTTATATAAGTGTAAATGGCATTATGCATGGGGGAAATTTACCAATTATTTATATTTATATGAAATAAAATAGGAAATCACAATAAATGGCTGCAATATTAAAATTAAGAAGAGGGTCTACTACCCCAACTTCATTGGAACAATCAGAACTATTTTATAATAGTACGTTAGCAACAATTCAAGTTGGTAAAAGTAGTGCATCTAACGATAATATTACATTAGTAAAATTAACGGAAACAAATACCGGAAATTTACAAATAGTGGGAACAATTTCAGGTTCTGCATTAACTCTTAGTGGAGATATTACTGCTCAAAATTTAACATTAGGTGGTAATGCAACTATTGCAGGTAATATTACATTTAGTGGTTCATTAATTACGTTTGGTAATGAAGATACTGATAATATTGTATTTACAGGTGAATTAAGTAGTTCATTAATCCCAAATAACGATAATACGTTTGACATTGGGTCTACTGATAAAAAATATAGAAATGTATATGCCAATAATTTATATGGTGGTGTAAAAGATTCTAGTTTATTAAATTTTACTGCATCACAAGAAACTAAAAACTCTACTCTTGCAACTTATACTGGTTCGGTTGATACTAAGTTTTTAACATTAGCATCAGTTACCGGTTCTACAACCGCTTCAATAGTTGAATTGTTTGGAACTGCATCAAATCATGCAACTAAATTTACAACATTAGCAACTTACACTGGTTCAGTTGATGCTAAGTTTTCAACATTAGCACCATATACAGCTTCTGCAACTGCTTCAATAGTTGAATTGTTTGGAACTGCATCAAATCATGAGAGTAGAATTGTTTATTTAAGTGGTAGTTTCTCACAATCCGTAGATAATAGATTAGACCAATTAGAAACAAATAGTGGTAGTGTAAACAATTCAGTATCATTACTAAATGCATTTACATCATCACAAAACACTAAAAACTCTACTCTTGCAACTTATACCGGTTCGGTTGATAGTAAATTTACAACATTAGGAACTTACACTGGTTCGGTTGATTTAGATTTAATATCAATTCACACCTATACCGCATCTCAAGATACAAAAAACTCAACATTAGCAACATATACTGGTTCGGTAAATGCAGGATTAAACGCATTATACGCCACTGCATCTGACCACGAAACTAGAATTGATGGAATACAAGATTATACATCATCGTTAAGAACTGCAATTGGTGTAAATGGAACAAATGTAACAATTAATGGTGACCTTTCAGTATTAGGAACAACAACACAAATTAACTCTACACAAGTTAATATTGGTGAAAATATATTAGAATTGAACTATGGTGGTTCTGCTACAACTGCAGGTATTATTACCAAAGATGCAACAGGCGGTTCAACTATTAGTGGTTCATTACTTTGGGATGCTACAAACGACTTTTGGAAAGGTGGTAAACTAGGTAGTGAAAGTAAATTATTATTAGCAGGTGGCGATGGTGTAGTATCTGGTTCTGCACAAGTAGTAGATGCTCTCAAATTTACATTCTTAGAAATAGATGGTGATGACGTAGTTTCTGGTTCATCACAGGTTGATTTAACCCAAACTACAAATTACTCAAGTGGTATTAAAACTCGTTTAAACGCAGAAGGAGTAGTATCTGGTTCTGCACAAGTAGTAGATGCACTTAAATTTACATTTTTAGAAATAGATGGCGATGATGTTATTAGTGGTTCATCACAGGTTGATTTAACCCAAACTACAAATTACTCAAGTGGTATTAAAAATAGATTGGATATTGAAGGAGTATTTAGTGGTTCAACGCAAGTAAATGCAGATTCAATTACTAATTTTGATACAAATGTAAAAGATAAATTAGATATTGAAGGAGTATTTAGTGGGTCTTCACAAGTGAACGCCGATACTATTACCAATTTTGATACAAATGTAAAAGATAAATTAAATGTAGATGGTGTAATTAGTGGGTCTTCACAAGTAACCGCTTCATTAGATACTCGTTATTTAGAAATAAACGGAGATTCGGTTGTAAGTGGTTCTTCACAAGTAACCGCTTCATTAGATATCAGATATGCATATTCAGCATCATTTAAACAATTAATCGGTGAATGGGATTATGGAACGCAAGGTTCAATTAGAGATTCTGCTTTTTATAGTGTAACATCTTCTGCTCAATTGGATACCGGTTCAATTACATCTGCTTCATTAAATGATACATTCATTTTTACTGCAGGTGCAACAAAAGAATATGTAAACTGGAGAACGGAAGCAATTTTAAATGCAATTGCTGTAGCAGATATTACTGCAGTAGCAGCAGGTAATGGTTTAACCGGTGGTGGTACAACTGGCGATGTAACATTAAGTTTAGATACAAATTCATCAACATTTACAACGGGTGTTAAAAATAAATTAAATACCGATGGTGTAATTAGTGGTTCTTCACAAATTGTAAGTATATTATTACCACTTAATACGTTTAGTGCATCACAAGAAACTAAAAATACAACATTAGGAACATATACTGGTTCAATAGATACTAATTTAACTACATTAAATTCATTTAGTTCTTCAATCAATACAACGATTAAGACTAAATTAGATGTTGAAGGTGTAGTGAGTGGGTCTTCACAAATTACAATCGGTGGGGTAAGTGGATTTAACGTATTCTCAGCATCAGTTGATTATAGATTAGATGCATTAGAAGGTGATACTGGTTCACAAGATGTTAGATTGGATGCATTAGAAGCGTTTACATCTTCACAAGAAACAAAAAATACAACATTAGGAACATATACTGGTTCAGTTGATACAGCTTTAACAAACTTAAACTCATTTAGTGCATCACAAGAGACAAAAGATTCAACTCTTGCAACTTACACTGGTTCGGTTGATACTAAATTTAATACAATCGGTAATTATACTGCATCAAATGATACTAAATGGTCTAATTTAGGTTCACAAAGTGGAAGTTTTATAACTGAAAGTGAAACAGGTTCATTTGCGAGAGTAGATGTAGCAAATATATTTACTCAAACTCAAACTATTACTGGTTCGATGTATATTAGTGGTGATTTAATCGTTCAAGGTTCATCATCATTAGAAAATATAACAGCATCAGCAGTATCAATTGGAACAAATATTATTTACTTAAATAACGATACACCTGCAGTTAGATTTGGTGGTATATCAGTATTTGATTCGGGTTCTACTCAAGGAACTGGTTCATTATTATGGGATTCCGAAAACGAAAGATGGATTTATCAAAAATCAAGTGGTAGTTCATATAGCGGTGGTATGTTGATTTCAGGTCCTCGTAATACAGGTTCGTTAGGTGAAGAAGTTGGAATGCCTATAAATAAATTAATTATGGGTATCGGTGGTGACCATATTAGTTCATCTGGAATTTATCATAATGGAACGGATACTGCGTTTGTAGGTAATTTAGAAGTAACAGGTTCAACCACATTAGGAACTGCAAATATTACAACATTAAATGCAGGAAATGGTGTAGTTTCCGGTTCATCACAAGTAACACTTTCATCAACAACTGGTGGTGGAACATCTGCTAACGTTCAATTTGGCTCATTAGGAATTGGAATGGTAGCAAGTGGAACTACCGGTAGAATTGATGCTACAAATGATATTGTTGCATATTCATCATCAGATAGAAGATTTAAAGATAATATCACCCCAATCCAAAACGCATTAGATAAAATTAACCAAATCGGTGGGTATGAGTTTGATTGGAAAGAAGAAAACAAAATAGAACATGGATACGAAGGACATGATTTAGGGGTTATTGCACAAGAAATTGAAACAATCGCACCTGAATTAGTTCAAACTCGTGAAAATGGATATAAAGCAGTTAAATATGATAAGTTAGTTTCAGTATTAATTCAAGCAGTTAAGGAACTTTCTGCTAAAGTAACTGAATTAGAAAACAAATAAATACTTATAGTAAACGGAATATAAAATATGGCACAAATCATTAAATTCAAACGTTCCACTACAAGTGGGGCAGTTCCCTCTACTGGTTCGTTAGAATATGGTGAAATTGCTATGAACGTTAATGATGGTAAAGTTTTCTTTAAAAAAGGAAATGATACTATACAAGAATTAGTTGCTACTAATACTTCAAATCCAATAACAGGTTCTATAAACTTAACCGGTGCAATTACTGCATCTGGATTTGTTGGTGATGGTAGTAGATTGACAGGTATATCAGTATCACAAAATGCAACTGTCCAACGTTCATTTGCTAACTCATCGACATGGGTAGTAAATCATAATTTAGATACTCCAAACGCAATTGCTCAAGTGTATGATTCTAATGGCTATCAAATTATACCATCAACTTTAAGACATACGGATGATAATACAATTACGATTACATTCGCAACACAAGAAAGTGGTTATGTAGTTGTAGCAAAAGGTGGTCATATCGTAAGCGGTTCAGTTGATTCAAATAACATTAGTGGATTATCAACTGCAATCACAAATCAAGTGAATGTTTTGGGTGTATTTAGTGGTTCTGCACAAATAACTTTGAATGGTGATGTGACCGGAACTGCAAATGCAACAACTATAACACAAATTGATGGAGGTTCTATTTAAAAAATATATATTTATAAGCAAATAATTTAAGGAAAAAGAGAGATGATAATACATAGTCCAATAGTTTCAGGTTCACTAACATTCGCAAATGGTGCAACATTTACCCTACCTGCAGGTGGTGTGTATAGTGGTTCATTTAGTGGTTCATATCAAGGTGCCTCATTCACAGGTGGAACATTTAGTGGTAATGGTAGTGGTTTGACATTTGGTGGAACTGGTATAGTATCAGGTTCATCTCAACTTACAACCGATTTTGATGCTAGATATTTAAATACAGGTGGAGATGGTATTGTATCATCTTCTGCTCAAGTAACATCTTTATTACCTGCTGGAACTATTAGTGGTTCATCTCAAGTTAATGCTGATACAATTACAAATTTTGATGCAAACGTTTTAGATTACAACAATTCATTAGCAGTAGTTAGTGGCTCTGCTTCTTCGGTTAAAACTTTCTTATCATTAGGAAACGTAACAAACGAAAGTAAAGCAACGATGTTTACTTCACCGGAATTTACAGGTACTCCAGTAGCACCAACTGCAGCATCAAATACTAATTCAACACAAATTGCAACAACCGCATACGTTCAACAAGAATTAACGGATTTGATTGGTGGTGCATCGGCAGCATTTGATACTTTGATAGAAATATCGGCATCACTTGCATCTGGTGATTCTGGTTTAACAACATTGGTAGATGGTAAATTATCAAAAGCATCAAACTTATCTGATTTATCTAATGTATCAACTGCAAGAACTAACTTAGCATTAGCATCTACATCAAACGTTGAATTTAATTCATTAGGTATAGGTATGGCTGCATCTGCTACTGCTGGTAGAATAGATGCTACAAACGACATTGTTGCGTATTCATCTTCTGATATTCGTTTCAAAGAAAACGTAACTCCAATCGAAAAAGCATTGGAAAAAATTGAAAAGATTGGTGGTTATACTTACGATTGGAAAGAAGAGAACAAAATTGAGCACGGATATGAAGGAAACGATGTGGGTGTAATCGCACAAGAAATTGAGGCAGTATTACCACAATTAGTTCAGACGAGAGAAAGTGGATATAAAGCAGTTAAATACGATAAGTTAGTTGCATTGTTAATTGAAGGTATTAAAGAACAACAATATCAGATTGACGAATTAAGAAACAAAATTGAAAAATTAGAAAACGGAAAATAATTCCAACACTCCTTATATAAGGAGTTTCTAATTTAAGTAATTACATAATGAAATTGGCAAGTCATACATATGGCACAAGTATTAAAGTTAAAGAGAACAGCAGTTCAGGGTAAAGTTCCTACAACCAGCTCCTTAGAATTAGGAGAGTTGGCGATAAATACCTATGATGGTCGAATATTTTTTGAAAAAGATAATGGAACACCATCTATACAATCAGTATTAGTTACTGATGCAACTACAACTGGTTCAATAAACTTAATCGGTGCTGTAACGGCTTCATATTTTAAAGGTGATGGTTCACAAATCACCAATTTACCACCCGCTGATGTATCTCAAGTTACTACAATCACTGCATCTTTTGATAATCAATCAAACATATCAGTTACTCATAATTTTAACTCTAGGAACATTTTAGTTTCAGTATATGATTCTAATGATTCTCAAATAATACCATCATCTACAACACTTACGAATAATAATACTGCTACAATTGTATTATCATCTGCACAAAGTGGATATGTGGTTGTTGGTAAAGGTGGTCATATAGTTAGTGGTTCAGTTGATGCTAATAATATTAGTGGGTTAGATGCTAAAATTAGTGAATTAAGCACATATAAAATTGCAGTTAGTGGAAATTCAACCTATACAATCACTCATAACCTTAATGAAGAATATCCAATCGTTCAAGCTTGGAATACTTCAAACAAAAGACAAGAATTACCATCAATTGTAGAATCAACTTCGGTAAATGCGTTATCAGTAACATTCGCAGGAACTTTTGTAGGACAAATTATAGTTAAAAAATAAATAAATGGTTTACGATGTTTATTATACCACTGGTGGAGGACCATGGGTTAATGCGGGTTCTGATATTTGGGTAAATTTATGGATGGAATTGGTTGCACCTAAATTAGATGTAAAACCAATACTTCTAATTCATAGAAATAAACCAAAAGGACACGAAGATTATCAATTCCCAATCGAAACTTACTGGCATGGTGATGATATTCAAAAATTTGAAGACCTTTGTAATGGTGCACGTAGAATAAACATTTTACATGGACATTATACACCTATGAAACCCATAGTTGATAATAAACATAAAATTCATTCAAATATATTACATAATTCCGTAGATAAAGTTTTAACATCACAAATTTTAAGTGATGTTCCGGTTGGTTGGCATCCGTGGATGAGTTCTGAATGGGAACAACAAGTAACTGAATGGTCTAATAACAATATTTGGGTAGGATTATATGATATTCAGTATAAAAATACAAAAATACCAAATTTTTATGAATTTAAATGGGATTTACCACTTTCCGAATCAAATAAGATTGGATTTGCAGCTAGAAGTGAGGGTAGAAAAAATCCACACTATTTAGATAAATTACCATCCTATGTTTTTACTAATTCATTTGAATTTAATATATTATGGAAAAATGGTGTTAAAGTAGACCTTTCAAAATCAAAAATATACCATTATAAATCAGAATTTAAAGATAAATTTTATGATATGGATTGGGGTATATCACATTCTGCATTTACAGCAGAACCATTTGGATATTCCATATTTGAAGCAATAGATAAAGGTAAATTACCAATAATTCATACCGATTGGTGTATGGATTTAGATTATCCCTATCGTGCATCATCTAAAAAGGAATTTAATCATATTTATAGTGAGATTATCATGCAATCTTATGAAACTAAGTTAAAATGGTTTAATCACATTAAAAATTATATGAAAGAACGTTATACTGATAAAGAAAAGTGGATTAAATCTTTATTAGATATTTATAACATATAGGAAAAAAATATGGCAACACTATCATCCGGTAATACTTTAAGTTTAAATTCACTAGCATCAGCAACAGGTCAATCAACTAAATCTCTTTCAGCAGCAAAGGGTAATACAACTGGTCCAATTGCAATGTCATCATTTGCGATAGATTCGGTTGGTTCGATTAGTGGTTATACTTACGCAGTAGAGGGTACAACTGAAACATATACATTAGGATTTAGTGGTGATGGTGCTAATTTTGGTAGAATTAGTAGTAGAGCAGCAAATTTCACTTGGAGTGTTGCTGCTGGTTCATATATTACATTAGGAACAAATAGTGGTATTAGTTGTACATTTTCGGTGGGAACTATGAATCCACAATCCCCATCGGCTCAAACATCTTTAATGGCCGCACAATCACATACATTACGTGCAGTATTCAACGATGGATTTAATGACCATGCAACTGGATATAACACAAATAAAGATAAGACAGTTTATTCGGTAGATTCATATGATGGAAACTCAACTGCATTATGTTTAACGATTGATTCACCGGTTACATTAGCAGATGGAACTATTGTTGAAGCAGGAGATTTGAATGAGGGAGATGTATTAAGAGGATATTCTTTAAGTGGATTATCTGCAGATTCTGATGGTGGATTTTATAGTTGGAATAGTGAAGAATTAAATACAACCGAAAAGGATGTAACTATTACAAACATTGTATATTCATTCTCATCTAAGTATTACGATATAAACGATGGTGAAATCACAGCAACATCAGAACACCCATTATTAGTTAAAGATGCGGAAGATGGATTGTATAAATTCAAAGAAATTTTCAGAATTACTACTAATGATAAATTGGTAAGAGAAGAAGGTGGTGTATTGGTGGAGAAAGATGTTTTAAGTAACGAAATGATAGTTAAAACAACTGAAATTATATCAATTGATGTTGAAGAAGAAGATACTTATTTAGTAAATGGATATGTTACTCACAATAAAGGGGGTAATTCACATACTGATTTAGCAGCACCTGGTGCACCAACTTCAATAACATATTCTACACCATTTGTAACATGGGTTGCACCATCATCGGTTGGAACTGGTGGTATTACTGCTTATGATATACAAATAGATAATAATTCTGATTTTAGTTCTCCTACTTATGATTATACTGAATGGAGTGAAGCAAACATAGAAGTAAACACTTTATTATCAGCAGGTACATGGTATATTAGAGTAAGAGCAATTGACCAAGGTCTTAAAGGGACTTGGGGAAGTTTAACATTTACAAGATAATAAAATTACGTTTACTAGATTTTGGTATATTTATATATATAATTAATTACAAACAACATAATATATCAAAATGGAAGAACAAATTAAGTTTACGGAAGAAGAAATCAAAGAAATTAATGATTTACGATTTGAAGTAGGTTCAGTTTTTACCCAATTAGGTCAAATCCAAATCGAAAAAAAGAAACGTTTAGAAGAGTTAGAACAAAACGAAACTTCTTTATTAAACAAATATACTGAATTAGTTGCAAAAGAAGACACCCTATTCAAAGGGTTAAACGAAAAGTACGGAGATGGTGATTATGACCCAAATACTGGAATATTCACACCAATCCAAAAATAATATCATCGTTACACATATCAAAAAATAATATTTTAGAAAAAGTAATTTATACTTATATGTGTATCATTACACAAACTTTAATTAGGAGTAAATAAAATGGCAGAAAAGATTGTATCACCTGGTGTATTCACAAGAGAAAATGACCTTTCATTCTTAGCACAGGGAATCGGAGAAATAGGAGCAGCAATTGTAGGACCTTTCGCTAAAGGACCTGCGTTCTTACCGACTGTGGTAAATACACAATCAGAATTTGAGGAAATATTCGGTACACCTGATGGAACATACTATACAGGGTACGCAGTTCAAAACTATTTAAGAGAAGCTGGGACAGTAACTATCGTTCGTGTAGGACACGTTGGTGGTTATTCACAAGTTGCACCGATTGCTATTAAAGCAACGTTGATTTCAGGTTCAGCATCTGGTATCTATGCAAGTGGTAGTTCACATATCATAGCAACATTACATGCTACAAAATCTGGTTCATTAACTGCAGGTTTCCCAACAGCATCATTAGTATTCACCGAAGGAAGTGGAACTGATTCTTTATTTACTATTAGTGGTTCTTCAATCGCATATAGTGGTTCAGTATCAATCGCACCATCTGATGGTAATGATATTGCGGATGTATTTGGTGAATCTCCATTTGGAACTAAGAAGGCGTACACTTACACATACTTTGAGAAAACTGCTACTGATTTAGCAGCATATTTAAGTGCAGGTTCTGCATCTTTATCATTAGTTCAATTAGATACTCAAGAGTTTGCAGATGATGTAACATTCGCAACTACTCCGTGGGTTAAATCTCAATTGATTAGTGGTGAAAGACATGATTTATTCCGTTTCCACACATTAGGTGATGGTAATACTGCAAATACTGAATATAAAGTGGGTATTTCTAACGTAAAAGCAGCAGGTGAATCTGCAGCAACTGATTACGCTACATTTACTGTCACTATTAGAGGATTTGCTGATACGGATAAAAAGAAAATAGTATTAGAAACATATAATAACGTAAACTTAGACCCTGCATCTCCAAATTATATCGCTAAAGTAATTGGTGATAGACATGTAACAATTGATGCAAATGGTAAACAAAACGAAACTGGTGATTACGCTAATCGTTCTAAGTTTATTAGAGTAGAAGTTAAAGAAGAAGGTACATTCCCAATCATCGCTGGTCCATTTGGTCACGCTGGTTACGATGCACCAGTAGAAGGAAGTTCAATTCCTGCTGTTATTTACGCGACAGGTTCTGCATTAAATACTTCATCTTCAACAACTAAATTCTCTGGTATTGATTTAGAATCTACAACAATTAAGATAAACAACAACCAATACTTAAAACCAGTTCCTGCAAACGCAACCGCAGATAGTATCTTCGCATTTGATACAGCAGTAACTGCAGTGGTAAGTGGTTCACTAGCAACAATTAACTTAGGATATGAATTAACTGGTTCAAATTCAACCGACATTGCAAAAAGACAATTCGTTTTAGCGTTTCAAGGTGGATTTGATGGTGTAACTCCAACAAGAACAATTGATAAAGGAACTGATTTATCAGAAGGAAACTCACAAGGATTTGATTTATCAACTTCAATCGCAAGTGGTTCAGTTGCATATAAGAAAGCAATTGATGCAGTTTCTAATCCTGATGATTTCGATATTAACTTAATCGCAGCACCTGGTGTTGTAAGAAGATTACACTCTTATGTATTCGATTATATTTCTGAAATGTGTGAATCTCGTGAAGATGTATTCTTTATTGGTGATGTAACATCAGTAAATGATACTATCTCACAAGCAGTAGAACAAGCAGGAAACGTTGATTCTAACTACGTTGGTACTTACTACCCGTGGGTTAAAACAATCGATAGAAACACAAACAAATTAACTGCAGTTCCACCATCAGTATTGATGCCAGGAATATACGCAGCGAACGATGCAGTTGCAGCAGAATGGTTTGCACCAGCAGGTTTGAATAGAGGTGGAATCATCGGAGCAGTTTCAGTATTGAATAGATTAACACACTCTGAAAGAGATGAATTATATGAAGGTAAAGTAAATCCAATCGCTTCTTTCCCTGGCGAGGGTATTGTGGCATTTGGACAGAAAACATTACAAGAAAAATCATCTGCATTAGATAGAATTAACGTAAGAAGACTACTTATCAAAGTTAAGAAGTATATCGCTTCTACTTCAAGATACTTAGTATTCGAACAAAATACTGCAACAACACGTTCAAGATTCTTAAACACTGTCAATCCATATTTGGAGGGAATCCAACAAAGACAAGGTTTATATGCATTTAGAGTAGTGATGGATGAGTCAAATAACACTCCTGATGTAATCGATAGAAACATCTTAGCTGGTCAGATTTTCTTACAACCAACTAAAACGGCTGAATTTATCGTATTAGATTTCAACATCTTACCGACAGGAGCATCATTCTCAGCGTAAACAATTAAAAAAAATAGAAAGATTATATTTATTAGTATAATAGGAGAAAATAAAAAATGGCAGAAATCTTAGAATTTAACGAGATGTTTTATACCAATTTCGAACCAAAGATGAAAAATCGTTTCATCATGGAAATCGATGGTATTCCTTCATATCTTATCAAAACAGCAAATAGACCTTCAATTCAATTTGAAGCAGTAACCTTAGACCATATTAATGTAAAAAGAAAGTTAAAAGGTAAAGGTGAATGGCAAGATATTGAAATCACTCTTTATGACCCAATTGTTCCATCCGGTGCACAAGCGGTAATGGAGTGGGTTCGTTTATCACATGAATCTTTAACAGGCCGTGATGGATATGCAGATTTCTATAAGAAAGATGTAGATATTTATATGTTAGGACCGGTAGGTGATAAAATCGAACAATGGAAAATTAAAGGTGCTTTCATCTTAAACGCAACATTCAACGATTTAGATTGGGCAAATGCTGCTGACCCTGCTGATATTACATTAACATTAGCATATGATTACGCGATTTTGGAGTTTTAATAACAAGCCACAACATAAAAATTTAAAAGGAGATAGAAATATCTCCTTTTTTTATAACTTTTTTTAAAACATATATTTATATACAAATAACAAAATAAAGGTTAAATATGTCACAATATGATTTCGCAACGGAAATTGTTGCACTACCATCCGAAGGTAAATGTTATCCAGAAACAAATCCTCTTTCATCTGGACAAATAGAATTAAAATATATGACTGCTAGAGAAGAAGAAATTCTTTCAACACAAAGTTTGATAAAAAAAGGTGTTGTATTGGATAAATTATTTGAAGCAATCATAGTAGATAAAAAAATAAATCCAGATGATATTCTTTTGGGTGATAAAAACGCTATTATGTTAGCAACTCGTGTGTTAGGATATGGACCAGAATACAAAATAGAAATTGTAAACGATAATGGTGATAAAGAAGAAATATCAGTTGATTTAGGTAAAGTCCAAACAAAGGATATTGATGTAAATAAATTGAATCCACAAAATAGATAT